CGTTAGAACTTTCACAGTAAAATCTTATGTATGATTGAACACCACCATTCTTGATAGAAATTGCACCTTGCGATACATCAACACCAGTTGTACCACCTATCTGTGCAGTTGTAGCTAAAACTGCTCCTGTTACTGTAGCACCTGTTGATGTTGTTTCTAATTTCTTATTGTTATTATGATAAAGTTCTACAGCGCCATCTTTTACTGCTGAAATCATTAATTCAGTGTTGTTGTTATCTCTGAATTTTAAATTATCACCTAAGATTTTAAATTCACCAGTTCTGTTTCTTATCTCAGAATTTCCACCAAAGTGTGCGATAGTCAAATCATCACTGGTACCAAATCTTGCTTCGTAGTTATCAGAAAATGATAGATTACCAAGATGAGCAGTACCAGTAGATGTAATTGTTTGTACGGCAACCCCACCAGCAGTTAATGTAATTGTATTAGTAGTAAATCCTACTTTAGTATCTGGATCACCTATATGTCGTATTTCGTTTGGAATGAATACGTTTGTACCATCGAACTGAAAGTCTGACTCAGCATTTATTCCATTTCCACCAGTTGATGTAAGTATTCTATCGTTACTACCATTTGATACACTAGCTCCAGCATTTGCATCAACATAAGCTTTAATAGATTGTTGTGTAGCAAGTGCTGTAGCTGAGTTTGAACCCATAGCATCTTCGTCTAAAATATCTGTAACTGTTACTGAACCAGTACCACTTAAACCATCAAACTCTACTGTACCTGTTACATTAATACCACCAGTTGTTGTTTCAAATTTTTGAGAACCATTATGCTGAAGAGTAACAGCACCTGCTGTTTCAAAAAATGCACTAGTTTTAGATTGATCAACGCTATTAACTCGTATATCAGTACCTGAAATTCGTAAGATACCTGTGTCGTTTTCTATTCTTGATTCACTACCAGTATGATAGATACTTAAATCTTGAGAAGCACCAAAGTTTAATCTATCATCTGTTGTACCACTACTGTCACCAAAATTAATTAGTTGTGCATTTACATCTAGTGTTCCACCAAGTTGAGGTGTCGTGTCATTTACAAGTTCACTTTCACCTAAGTTCTGATATGAAGAACCATCATTGGTAATCTGCCACTTGTCTGAAGTTTCGTTCCATCTCAACTCTACATTTGTACCTGTACCTCTTTCGACTTCGATACCAGCATTTTGTGAAGGTGTACCTGTCTCATCACTGTTCAGTGTGATAATATTGTCACCAATATTTAAAGTATTACTATTGACTACAGTTTGTGTACCTGATACTGTTAAGTTACCACTAATGACTACATTTTTTCCTACGTTTAGATTTGATGCTAACGTAACATTGTCTGGTAAACCTATTGTGACTGTACCACCACTTTCTGCGACTGTAGTTTCGTTTGCAGTACCAGCAAAAGTTATTGTACCACCTAGTGCTGTTGCAGTATTGTTAGAACCATCTGAAACTGTAATAGTTGAATTAGTTAGTTTAGAGTTGGCGATAGAGCCTGCTAACATAGCATTATCAACTGCACCCGATGCAATTGTTAAAGCACCAGTATCACTTACTGTTGCATCACCTGATACGGCTGAGTATATGTATTTTTTAACTCTTGTTAGTGTTGTTTTTCTATTTGTACCTCCAGCACCGTCATCAACAAGAAGTAAATCAGCGTCAACTAAATCGGCTCCTATATCTGTACCACCATCAATGTCAACGCTTGTAATAGATATCGTTGCACCTGATAATGCTGAAGCTTGTAAAACTCCACTTGAATTAAAAACAATTGTGCTTGGTGTTCCTATAGCTAAACCATGTTTAGCTAAAAATTCTTTAGCTGAAGCCATTAGAGTTCCCTATCCCGTCTAATAGTTATAAATGTCTTCTTATTTATAATTATTTGAAACGTACTGGGGGAGTAAAATCTCTAGTATATAGTGCTGTATTTTTGATAATTCTTAGATTTGAAATATATCCGTCCATCCAAGATGAAGTGCCATCGTCACCTATTCTAAATGTAGTACCACTTATATTACCACTATATGAATAGTGATCAATTTCTCCACCGTCTTGAAATACTGTTAATTTGCCTTCTGAGTCATCATGAACGTAAGCCATGTGATACCATCTATTTGCTTCTGGTGTTATATTTGTATTATAGTAAGGACTTGCAATACCACCATTATGATATACTGTAAAAGCATTAGAGCCGTTTCTATAGTAAAAAGCTGGAGCATATCCATTAAAAGCACAATGTATTTGATTACCAGATGTGTTATTATGATATACCCAATACTCTATAGTCCAATCATTAGTACCGATAGTATCTGCCAATGTACACTGTAAGAAATCACCACTACCATCAAACTTAACAGATTTCATACCAGGAGCAGGAGCAAAGTTTGAAACAACTGCATTACCGCTTACAGAAATTGAAGTACCATTAGAACTTCCGTCTGTTACTGTGGCAGAGCCTGCTGTACCAGCATGACAAGTTAAAAGTGTCACATTACTTGCAGTTGGGGTAGGTGTTGTACCATCAGGTTTTGTCATACCTGAATTAGTAGGTGTGAGAGTTACTGGATCTGCATAATAAGGATACACTGATTTTCCTTTTAATACTCTAAGATTTTCTAGATAACCATGAAAATGTCCAGAGTATCCTGGATATTTACCAATAAGAAATGCACCGGCGGCTTGAGTTTTACTATTAGCGTCTGTAATTGCCGATCCTTCTTGAACACCATCTACATACAATCTAACTTGTCCACTAACTCTACGAACAACAAAGTGTTTCCAAACATCTTGTATATTGCTTGTGCCTGATATTTTTAAACTACTACCATCATCTGCCGTGTAAACAAGTTTACCACCAGAAGAATGAATATACACTTGAATTGAATCTGTTCCGTTATCTCCGTAAGCAAATATTCTTCTATACTGACTGTCTGTGGATACTGATAATGCGTATACATAACCTTCAACAGTAAAGTCTTCTGTTCCTATTTTTAAAGTATCAGTGTCACCTGAAGGTTGAATATTTTGCGATAAGTAATCACCATTACCATCAAAGTAGATTGAAGGTTGATCAGCAAATTTAGATTTTCCTAGTGAAGATGTTACATTTCCTTCCATCTCTAAACTTTGTTGTTGAGATGCATCTCCTACTAATACATCTCCCAGATTTAATAATAATTTTGTATGAGAAGCATCAAAACTTGTATTGACATTAGTTGTTGATGGATATGTTCCACCTGTTTTTGTAAGTGGACGAGTTGGTGGAGTAAAAGCACCAGTATAGACAGCAGTACCTACAACTATTCTTAAATCTGAAAGAAATCCTTCAGCAGGCAGTTCACTTGTAACTGATCCTCCTCCAAATTCTATTTCACCGGCTGTTGTAGTTGTATAATCATATGTATCGGAAGCACTTCCTTTTTCAACACCATCACAATATATTTTCATAGTGCCACTATTTCGGACAATTGCAATATGTGTCCAAACTTTATCTCTAAGCACAGAAGTACTGGTTGTAAGTGAATTTGTAGATGATCGATACCACTTTAGATATCCGTTACTAGTATCTTTATACAATCTCCAACCACCAGTAGTAGCATAGCGTTTACTTAGAATTGCTTCCCAAAAACTTGTAGCACCTTCAGGACGATACCAAAGTTCTATTGTAAAATTACCTGTTCCTAGTTGTATTTCATTTGTTGCTTTATCGGTTGTCTCTATATTTCCGGCGGCGTTGTTGTTTATATAAAATGATCCACCATGTTTATCTGGAGCATAAACTTCTCTATCATAAGGAATATATGGTACAGGGAACGGTGTTCCTCCAATAGTAAATCTAGGATCTAGAAAAGGATTATGAAATCCGTGAAAAATATTAAGTGATGCATGTGCTGTGCTTCTTGATCCAGGTACACTAATTGTTTCATTAGTAGAGGTATATAACTTAGCTTTAGTAAACTTTACATCATGTAAATAACCTTCAAAATAATTTCCTAGAGAACCAAAATTTGAGCCATCAGCTTCTGTACCAAAAGCAAACGAATTATTATCAAAAGATATTCTATCTAATCCAGTTACTCTAAATACTCTGTGTCCGTCTATCCAAAGAGTTACGATATCAGCATCAGAACTTCCATCTGTTTCATGCATAAAAACATAATGATGCCATTGATTTTGTTTTGTATAAATTCCACCATAATCAGATCCTATCTGAGTATTATCCCAGTTTGCTCTTCGAATACCGACAACAAAATCATTTAGCCCACCTGATAGATTGTTACAACCTATTATATGATCTGTATTAGAAGCTGGATCTGAAAATGAATATGCCCAAAACTCTAATGTAAAGTTATCACATTTTCCACCAGAATCATTAATGTCAGCTAAAGTATCATCTCTTAGATAATCACCAGAGCCGTCAAAATACGTACTATAACCTCCTGAAGCATACGGACTAAATTGTGAAGTATGACTTTGGGCGGCAGTACCAAACATCTCTACAGTATGTGCTGAGTTTGAAGTATCTCTCACAAACTTGTTAGTATATAATGTACCAGCTGGTGCAAAAGGACTATCAGCGTCATAAGTTGGGCTACCAGAAGTTGTGAAACTACGATTATCTGCTGAATTATCTGTATCTGAACCTTGTGCGATTAAAAGGTTAGTGTTTGTAATTGCAGTGAGAGGTGCAGTCGGTGGTGTAAAAGCACTTGTATATACAGCAGTTCCTTTTACCATACGTAAATTACTAAGTCTACCATTCAAAGGACTTGTGCCACCAGATGCCCGATCTCTTCCTATTGTTAACGAACCACGACTAAAATTATATGTAGTACTATAACTACCAACTTCTGTTCCATCAAGATACATTTTCAGAGTGCCACTATTTCTAACCCATGCAAGATGATACCATGTTCCTGCGGATAAAGAACCACTAGATGCTGTAGTGATACCTACTCCTGGTTGATAGACTGCCATCTTATTTGGATTTCCATTTAAGAATAATGCAATTCTACCAGCCACAGATCCACTAGCTCCAGCTTGTGCAGTATCATAAATTAATTGATTAGCAGTAACGGCGGTTGGTTTAAACCAACATTCTACAGTAAAATCTCCTGATCCTGGAGCAAGATCATCATGAGTAGCGGATAGAGTATCGTAACTAGTAGTGTGTAATAAACTTTGTTGTTTTATAGTTGTGATTCCTGGTGGATTATTTGCTAACAAAGTAAGGGCTTCATATTTAGAATTTTTTAGTGAATATGCGGTGCTTATTGTTATGGTACCTGTTCCAGTATTGACACCATCAGTTACAGTTAATGTTACTGTAGCTCCTGCTAGTGGTGTTGTTCCATCAAATACCATTCTTAAATGATTGTTACTTGTAGTATGTGTTATGGCAACATTACCTGTGGTAGCAATACCTGAGTTAGCAAAAGTTACAGTAGTTGGTGTTCCTTCTGGCTCATTCACAGTATAAGTGAAATCTAATGTAAGATTTTCGGTTGTAGGATCAGCCGATGTTGATGATAGAGTAATTGATGGTGAAGTATTCAGAGTAGAAATTTTATACCAACCAGAACCGTTCGATATATACAATGAGTTAGTCAATGTAGCATAAGCTAAAGTGCCTGAGGCAGATATAGGATTAATTGGAAATATTGAAGAGTTTGCATACGTTGTTATTGCTGACGCTCCAACTATACCTGCTCCAGCTTCAATGATACTCGTATTTGATTGTGAATCTTGTATCTTTAGATTACCACTATCTGCACCCATAACAACTCTAGAGGTGCCTGTGCCTAATGTCATCGTGTTTCCAGATGTCGATGTAAATGGAACTTTTTGTACCATACTCTATATTCCTTTTTCTCTATTTATACTACGTTGTGCCCTTATCATAGATATCTTGAAGTTGGGATTGTGTTAGTATACCTTCATATATTTGTATTGCATCAAGAGCAGTTGGATAATTCATACCGCCATAAGGATAACCTGTTCCTATATGATCTACTTTATTATATGATGTAGCAATATTTTTATTAGATATTTCTTTTGTCATTGTACCACTAGAGTCTACGTATGCTTCAGCAATGTCATTTGTTGTGCATGTAAAAGCTAACATTCTCCAATTACCATCTATCATAGATGTAGTGCCTTTTGTTGCAGAACTTCCTCCACAGATACATACCACACCATCTTCTAATCCAAATCCTAAATGAACAGATCCTGAATCATCACCAAATATAGGAACACCTGGAGAATATGCACTATTTGTACCATTATTCTGCGTTCCTTTGTACCATGCTATAAATGTTTTATTTCTATTGCTTTGTGTACCAGACAGTTCTGATGGAGATAAGTAAACACCTGAACTCCAACCAGATCCATAACCACTATTGAGAGTACCACCTGTGTTATTGTAAGTAGGGTTTCCTGTTGTAGAAGGAGTATTCCAAGAACCTGATTTACCCATACTACCACCATTGAAACTTAAAGCTAACAGTCGAGTTGTACCTGATGGTTGATGTAGTTCTTCAGTGTAGCTTGCATTAATTGTCATTGTGCCTACACCAGTGTTAACACCATCTGTTGCAGATACTGTAATCGTTGCTCCTGTATATGGTGTAGTACCGTCAAATACTGCACGTATATGATTATTAGATGTAGTGTGTGTAATAGCAACATTACCTACAGTAGCAAAACCTGAATTAGCTACTGAAACAATTACAGGTGTACCTTCTGGCTCTGTCACAGTGTAAGTGAAATCTAATGTAAGATGTGAACTTATTGTAGCCGATGTTGCAGATAAAGTGACAGTGGGATCAGTATTTACTGTAGTTACTTTATACCAACCACCTCCTGATTTCATGAAGAGTGTGTTATTTGCAGTACTCCAAAATAAACTTCCGTTGTTTATACCTGAAGGAGGAAGTGCCAAAGAGGCATTGTTAGCTACTGTACGTGAACCTAAAAAACCTGTGTCTCCAAAACCTGGTTCTATAATAGTTGTGTTTGATTGTGAATCTTGTATCTTTAGATTGCCACTATCAGCACCCATAACAACTCTAGAAGTTCCAGCTCCTATAGTTACAGTATTCCCTGAAAACTGATGATATGGTACTCTTTGAACCATGTCACTATCTCGCTACGCCGATACGTGTTATCTTTAAGTTTAATGTTCCAGTTGATGCCGGTGTTGCTCTGAGTCTCAGAGTTCTTGGCGGACCTATGTCTGAATCTGCCGTAAATGATACAAGATTAGTTGATTGTATATCACCAAACTGTGTGAAGTCACAATCTGTAGCTGAAGTCATAGCAACCACAACTGTACAATAATGAAAGTCAGTGCCTTTTGTTGCCATAATATTAAACACTACAGAACTTGTATCTACAGCTTGTACAGAGTCAACTGTTTGTATTGACGTACCTGTCGCTGTTGTTGATATCTGCGAATACTTGTCTGCTAAGTCTGCAAATATTCTCGCTTTACTTTTTGCCATTAGTTGCTCTTCCTTAGTCTTGTAGCTTGAATTTTAAGTTTAGTACTAGTCGTTTGTGGTTGAACTTTAATTCTAACTAAATTGTCAGCTACATCTGATGTAACTGTCATGATACTTCCGTTACTATTTAGTCTTCCAAATTCTGATATGAATGATGAACCTCTATCATGAATTACGTTAAATGTTCCGAACGATACACCATTTGGATTTGTTGCTTGTATGAGATATTGTGCAGAGATAAAATCTGCGGTAGGAAATTGATCTACAACTGTTGCTGACGTATCATCAAAGGATAATATCTCTTTTGTTTTTAGAACTGTTGTATTTGCATAGTGAACTTCGTTTTGTGCAGATAGAACTGCTGGTTCTGGTCCATGTGAGTCAATCGTAATAACATCGTTATTTGCTAATGGTTCTTGCAGAACAACTGTTGAACCACTTACGGCAGTCCAGTCAGTGCTTTCTTTTAGTTTGATACCATTTAGATATACCGTAGTTTTGTTTACTTCATAATCTAGTCTTTTACCAAATCTATCTTGTCCAGAAAAAACAGTTGCTCCTTTTGATGCAACATATTCGAATGATTTGTAAGGGTAAGGTCCTAAAGACTCTATCATCACAACATCATTATTACCAGCACCATCTTGAAGAACAACTTCTGTTCCGTTTGTTGCTACAACATCTGTATTTGCTCGTAATCTAACACCATTTAAATATACTTTTACACCACCACCTAGAGGATTATTTGCTGTGTATGCTAGTGTTTCACCAAGGGCATCTGCTCCAGAGAATGTAGTTTGTCCTCGAGTCGCTACATATGTAAAATGTTTAAATTCTTCAGAACCATATTGTTCGATAGTTATGATGTTGTTGTTAGATGTTCCGTCTTGAAGTGTTAGTGTACCTGAATCTGTTTCTGCAAAGTCAACAGTAGGACGTAATTTAACACCATCTTTATATACAGAGACTGAGCCAGGAGTATAGCTTAAAAGTCCTTGACTATCTGAAGAACCTTTAAATAATGTTTGTCCTGTATTAGATGTAAATTCAAATTGCTGAACTGCTAAAGAAGCACGAACTGAAACATTAGCAGTATGTCTTGAAGTACCTTGATAGGCGGCGTCACCAGTAAACGTAACAGGTCCAGTAAAGTTAAATGCAGAAGTAGATGTAACTGGTTGATTAAAAGTAACTGCTTGTTGAAATACTGCATTACTTGAGAATACTGTATTACCAGTAAAAGTTGAGTTGTTAAAACTACCAGTTGCTGAGGCGGCGGCGAATGATAATGTACCACTACCATCTGTTTGTAGAAAATGTCCGGCTGAGCCGTCAGTACTTGGAAATGTAATATTACCATTGGCTATCTGAAAGCCACCGGTACCTACTGTGACATTATGTGGATTTGAACCTATTTCTAGAATTGCTGAAGAGGAAGGATTTTTTGTATAGAGTCTTTTGTCGGCTGTATTGACAGCAAGTTCGCCTGCATCTAGTTCAGATGTTGTTGGTTTCTTACCAGCAACATTACTACGTTTAATACGTATTACGTTAGCCATATCTATGGTACCTATTCATTAACCCTATGTAGGGTAGATATATTTTTACAATCTATTATATAATAGATTTAGCCGTCTGTCAACTATTATTCTCCAGTAAATGTTCCGCAATCTATAGACATATTGTTTATAGATGAAAGTCCAGAAGAACTATCAGGACGACTTATAAATGGAGCAGACGAGGCTGTTCCAAATGCTAAATGTCCTACTAACATTGGTGCTAGTCTAAAGCTAGAGTGACTTGAGTTCATTAACTGATCGGAACCACCTGAAGGTTCTACTTCTAAACTGTCGAATAGCATCCAAGGCTTATCTTCAGTTGCGATACCATTAACATTTACTGTCGCAACATCACGAACAAAACCTGTGAATTTATCTTGGCTACCAGTGTCATCATACTCACCATAGATACCTATATCTTTTACGTCACTTGATGTGTTACCATCAGCAAGTTTAAGCATCGCATCTGTAACTTCAACTGTTGTTGATGCTACAGTTGTTGTAGTTCCTGATACTGTTAAGTTACCAGCAACAACCAATGCACCAGATACGTTTGTTGTATCACTTGTCGCATTACCTAGTTGAGTGTCACCATTAACTGTTAAGTCTGTTGAAACTGTGACTGTACCTGGAGCAACTAGAGTATGTGAAAGTCCTAGTGTGTGTTGTACTTGCTCACCAGATGAACCACCAGTAGTAACAAGTTCGTTTGCATCAACTGCGATACTTCGTACATGATCAAAGTTAACCATGGTTGCATCAATTGTATCATTTCCTATTGTTGAAACGCCACCAGTGCTTACTGTTATATCACCAGTGATTAGAGATAAAGCAGTACCTATTGTTGTCTTATGTACACCATCATCAGTTTCATCGTTAAAAATTAAAGCATCGCCGACAACAGGAGTTTCAGTATCACCACCCTCAATATTTAAACGTGAGATATCTATACCGCCAGTACCACCATCGATGTATGTCTTTATTCTTGCCGCCGTTGTCTTTCTATTTGTTCCGGCTCCTCCGTCATCAATAATAAACAAGTCTGCATCTACAATGTCGGCTCCAATGTCAGTTGCTCCATCTACGTCTATAGCACTGACGTTTATTTTGTTTGCTGTAGAAATAGTGTTTAGCTTAGTATCAGCAATACTACCATTTAACATTGCGTTTGTTACTGTACCACTATCACCAGTTGTTACTAATGTACCAGTTGTATTGATTGGTACTGTTAGTGTAGAGTCTGCATAAGAGGCGCCCGCCGGTGCTATTGTGATTTTGTTAGTGCCTGCTCCAGTACCTTCGAAAAGATTTATTGAAGGCGCCGCCGCCGATCCTTTAGTAAGATTTAAATCACCAGCTGTTGTAGATATATCTCCTGCTGTTGATGTTATTGCACCACTAAATGTTGCTTTACCAGCATCACTAGCATCTAACTTTAGCATGTCTATATCGGAGCTATCGTCAGTACCTCTGAATATAATATCTTTATCTGCTTGAGCATGTTGTATTATAGCATCATCATCAGCATCTGGTTTAAAAAGAAGATAGTTTGTTCCTGCGTCTGCTAAAGCAACAGTGCCTGGAGTTCCGCTACCGGCGGCATCAAGTGTTACAGAGCCAGCAGAGTCTACTGTAAAATTACCTGAGGCATTCGTTAGAGTTGAACCATCTATTGTTACATTATCAGCTACAAGAGAACCACCAGTTACAGCACCTGTTGTAGTAATTGTTGATGAGCCTGTGTCTATTGAACCAAAGCCACTTGTTATAGAACCACTGTTCAATGCACCTGTTGATACGAGGTTAGGCATTGCTGTGATTTCGTCATCTAGATAGGCAGCCAAAGTTTCGACACTGGTTTGTGCCATAGTGCCACCATGGTTCATTACAATACCATGTCCGTCAGCAACTGCTGTTGTTCCTACACTTGTACTACCATCTACAATGTTAAGTTCGGTTGCCGATGCATCGACTGCCGCCAGTTTTGTAAAGTCTGCTTTTACAAGTCCTGATACACCGTCTAGTAAGTTTAGTTCTGTAGCTGTAGCTGTCAGTGCTACGTTTTCATTTATCTTTGGTGAGGTTAGTGTCTTATTTGTAAGGGTATCTGTTGTTGCTCTACCTACAAGTGTATCTGTAGCATCAGGTATCGTTACTGTTCTATCAGCAGTTGGATCTGCGACAGTTAGTGTTGTTTCAAAATCATCAGCAGTAGCACCTTCAAATATTATTGATGCGTCTGATAATGTTAGTCCTGAAGCAATAGGTGAAGTTAATGTCTTGTTTGTAAGTGTTTGTGAGCCTGTTAGTGTTGCTACTGTAGAGTCAATAGCTAACGTAATAGTATTAGTGCCTGTTGTTGAAGTAAGTCCGGTACCACCTAATATATCTATGTTACCACTTCCATCTGGAGAAGTATCTGAACTACCATCACCTAGGCTGTTAACGGCGGCACCACCAGCAACTGCTAGTGTTACTTGATTTGATGCATGTGTGACTGTAATACTACTAGAACCTAGAATACTAAATTCACCATCTGCTACTTGAGTACCACCTCCAGAACCTGTAGTGGATCTATTAAGTGTTATTTTGGCACCACCACTTACTGATGCGTTATCTAGTGCGTAGTTATCACCACCAAGTCTGATGATGTCACCAGAGTCACCATCACTAGTTGCTTTAGTGAAAAGTATACCATCGACTAAGTTAACCGCTAGTTCCGCAATCTCCAACTCATTATGTAGAGGCACTCTACCTGCCGTGGTTGATCTTTTGATCTGTATGACGTTTGCCATGCTTCAAACTCCTTACTTATGTAATGTTTATCTGTTTGATTATTTATAATAATTATTATCTAGCACTTAATGGTACTCTTCTACCAGTGCTTTTATTTCTTTCTATAATTTCATCTTTATTGACAAATTGTTTGTAATATTCTACATCTTGTTTAGCTTCTTCTAACTCTTGTGTCAATTTATTGAACTTTTCCTCTATAGCACTTTCCATTTCCTCTGACATACCAATATTATCATTCAGTTCCTTTAGCTTTCTATATTTATTTGTAAGTGCTTTTAAATTTTCTTTATCTTCTTCATAATGTTTTTTTATTTCTGCGAATTGAGAAACAAAAGTATTTTGTTTTCCTCTACGAAAAGCAACATATGAATTTTTAGCTTCTTTTTTATTTTCTATTACAGCTTCAGGACGTATTCTTCTTTTCCATACAAGCTCTAAGTGTTCTTCATAGTATTCAATTACTTGTCGTAAATGTAAAAGTTCTTCATCATAATTAATTATTCTTTTCATACCAGATTCAAAAGCCTTTTTGACTTTACTAAATCGTACCAAATCAGTTTTTTGCATTTCTAACTTTTTTTCTAAAGTTAGTATTCTTGCTCTTAGTGTGATAATGGTTTCGTGTAGCTCTGTTATAACTGCGTTACTAGAACTTTCAAATGTGCTTGCATCAATATAATCACTCATAATTAACTACCTGTATAACTACTCCCATCTAGAGTTGTAAATGTAGGTGTACCATTGGCGGCTATTTGAAATACTGTGCCTGATGCACCTGGGGCTACAAAATCAATTCTCTTGTTAAATGATCTACCTATGAGTACACCATTATTAACATGATTACCTAATCGCAATTCATTTATAGTAGCTGTTTTATTTATGATGACATTGGCAGACTGAACTGTACTGTTAGCACCACTCATTTCGACTGAAACTGTTGATGATGTATTTGCCATAGAAATGGTGTTTGCTTGTACTGTCTTAGCACCTACTGTTGTAAAACTATTAGCAGACGCAATACCTTTTGCTCCGATATATCTAGCACCTTCAATGAATATAACTTTACCACTTACAGAAGATGGTACATTTGATCCTATAAAATGTAAAGTTCCAGCTTCATAGTCAAAGAACCATTCATCATCGTCACCAGAACCAGTAGGAAATAATTGAGTACCACTTGATGGTGCGTTTGCTGTGCCTGATGCCGCCGTATAAACTTTAACAAGATATGTAGAACCAAACTGTGTAGGTATCCAATCTGTTTCGCCTGTCTTCCAAGTTCTGTTTGCTGACGCAGTATTATCATTTGTAGTTTCTATAGCACCTGTACCAGTATAAACTCTTACATGTGTAGATGTTGATGCCGGTATTGTAGAAGGTATCAAGTCTGCTTGAGCCCATATGATATCACCTCTCATCAACAAAGGTGAGTCTATCGCCTCGTTAGGCGCTTTCTTTAAAGAGTTTGTGTCAGTCTTAGCTTTACCATAACCAAGCTTTTTCCACAAATAATCTACTTTCTGAGAATCAGATATTGCCATTAACTCGGTACTCCTATTGATAGTGCTGTCAGACTATCATCACTATTTAGAACGATAGAAATTAATATCTGATTGTTAAATGAGTTAGATGAAGATACTGTACCAAGAGTCATTGTAAAAGTTTGATTACTATAGTTTGTACCATCTACAATTCTGTCTGAGCCTGTTTCTGCAATACCATTACTTCCGTTACCACCACTACCTGTATTTCCTCCAGGAACACCAGAACCTGCATATTGTATCGATGCATCACCCCAACCATTTATACTTGATGCTGTATCCATTGCTGTGTTCGGAACAGCTACAAAAAGTCCTGATACTTTACCAGTAAGAGTGATTGTGAAACGTGAAACAGTAGTTCTCTTAAATGCAAAAACAAAATGTTGGGCACCAGATCGTCCTGTATTTAAATCAGGTCCAGCTGGTAAAAAACCACTTGACAAATCAGTTGTAAAGTGCTTTAGTGTGTCATATCGCACTATCGCTTCAGATGTGCCTGCTACTGTTTGGGCACCTGTAAAAGCGTTATCTGCAAAGTAATCAGTAGAATTACTAAATGTTACTGCACCACCAGTCAAACTATGAATACGTTTGGCATCTGTGTTGAAACCAGCACCTAATGAGTCTGATACAGGTATTGCTGTTTCATCAAATGATTTACTACCATTATATGCTTGTATTGCAGGTGATGCTAATATGGCGGCACTACCAGTTCCGTTTGAGTTCTTTGCTCTTACTTGTAATCTCTCTACACGTTTACCACCACCATTTACATTTACTGTAAGATTGCCTAGAGCATAAGGTGATCCTGTTCCTATATTGACTTTTGGTGTACCACTATCTAACATAGTTGTGCTACCATCTATGTTTGCATATGTAAAGTTATTTGTTCCTATTGCATTACCTGATGTACCCTCTAAGTCAGTAGAGTTTTCTACTACTACAGGTGATGTTGTGTTCTGAAAAGTTTGTCCTGTAAAACTTTGTACAGTTACACCTGCTAGTGTAAGTGTTGCATTATTTGTATAGTAAGGTATACCTGATATATGAGTTAACGTACCAGCTGACGCTTGTGTAAGTGTTGCAGAGCCTACACTTGTTGTAGGTGTTATCGTTACATCATCTCTAATAAACTTCAATGTGTTAGTATTACCAGCAGTTGATTGTAATTGTAGAGAATGTAAGCCTGTTGAGAAGTTACTCTTTGATACTCTAGCTTTGTAACCTTCAAATAATCCTGGTGCATATATTCTATTATTCACTGCAACAGTATTACCATTTGCATCAAAGCTATTATAATCTTGCTCATCATCAATGATGAGACTTGTAAATGTTCCTTCATCATTTGCATTGGTAATAGCTTTCTGTCCGTCTGCACTACCATCTACAAATGCAGTAACTGTACCACCATCTGCTTGAAAGAAGAATGAGCCCATGGCGGCTGTTGCGATTGCACCCGATGTAGTATAGCGAGTTACGTTATCACCAGCGTTTGTACCTGAAATACCATTCGTTGTAAAACCTGAAGCAACTCTAGGATTCGTACCTGTAGAAGATGTATTCAGTGATATTGTTTTTGTGCCTAGATTATTAGGTGAGGCAATCGATGCATCAAAGACTTTTATCAGTGCTGTAGCAGTCAGAGGTAGAACCGCAGGATTACCACCACTATACGTATTGGCGGCTAACGTAATTGTATGTCTTCCTGTACCTGATGCATTTGTGTATGTGTGTGCTAATCTACCACCTTGAGGTCCACCATTTGCTGTCTTACCAGCTATACCTTCTATAGAAGTACCATCTCCCCAATTGACAGAGAAAGTTGCTGTGATAGCAGTGTTTGGTATATTTGTTGTTGTATTATTTAAATGTACTGGTGTACCAGTTACGGCAGTTGTGACTACACTACCACCTGATGATGCGTCATGAATTGTAAATGAGGGAACTGGATCAGCTAAGAATATTGTTATAAAATTAGAACGTGTTAGTGATGCAGAAGAACCTGAACCTGTACCTCCAGTATTCTTTGCAGTTACTACAACTGTAAAAGGTGAACCAGAGTTTGTTGCATATGTATGACTTGGTGTTGTATCTGTCACATTATTATCTGTAGAGCCGTCACCCCAATTAATATCAAATGCATTTGCATTTCCTGTTACAGTCAATGTAAGAGTAACAACTGTGCCAGCACCACCTGCTGTAGTATCAGCAGAAAAAGTCACATCTCGCACGTATGTGTTTTTAAATATATTGAGAGTTGTTTCATTTAGATTATCTAATGCTTCAACCACATTATCATCTGAAGCGAAACCAACGGCGGCACCATCATTTAAATTATTAAATTGAGAACCCAATGTTTGTCCATCTGCTGTTGTACTAAAACCTGCTATCTGAGTATCTACATACGCTTTACTGGCGGCATCTGTATTCTCCGTTGGTAATGCTAAACCTTTTACACTTGTTGTAAACACATTTGCATATTTCTGTGCAGGCGCACCTATATTAAATACATTTGTAGTTGTCGGTATAATACTATTATTAACTGATGCACCTAGATTTACAACATCACCACCATCACCAAGATTGATTGTGCTACCTCTAAGTATGATAGCACCATTCACAGTAAGATTATTTCTTATTGATATATTGTTTGCATGAAGATGTGTATTACTTGCTTGAATAACACCAGACTTTACAGTCATACCTTGATTGAAAAAGGCTCTTGGTGTTTCTACAGTAAATGTAGTATTTGCTACAAGATTTGCTGATTCAAAATTATCTGTGTTTAGAGTTTGTGTACTAAGAGTACCAATGACAACATTCTGAATAACACCATCAATGACAGTATCTTTAGTGATAGTAATTGTATCACCTGCATCAGACAGGTTTAAATTACCTAGCTTGATTGTTTCACCAGATAAGAATAGAGTTCTAAATCTTCTACCAGGAGAACCTAAGTCATAAGCATTGTTTGTGTCAGGTATAAAAGCACCTTCGGCTGTATACTTTAATCCTGAATAATGTGCTGGATTTTCTCTAAGTCTTATATTACCTGAGCGTAACTGAAAGAGTTTTGTGTTGGCATTATAGACAAGTATAGACTCACCATTCGCCGCCGGTGCACCTTGAAAAGTGTTACTATCAACATCGTTGAAGTCTCTTATATTTGTCTTAGTAGCCGCCTGATTCTTTAAAGTTAAATCTTGTGTAGGTTTATCAAACTCTACATTTAAGTTACCTTTTTGAGAACCTAGCGTAACGTCAAAGTCCGCCATTTCTATGTACCTTCGTTACTACGTGTTACCTGCGGTGTTACTGTGACTATGCCTTCTACTAATCTTGAGCGTGTGTTTGCACTATCTGTTACCTCTACATCATATACATATCTTCCTGAAGCTAAGTTAGCTGTCTGTATTCTAGACAACTTCATTGTTAATTGTCCACTTTCTCTAGGCGACTCAAATACTATCTGCATATTATGAGCAGTAGTTGAAGTAAAATGTTTTCTTATTTGTCCGTGTCCGGTGTAGTTTGTAAGATTTACAGCAACACCACTATTGTCTCTAACAGTTATTGTTGTTGCGAAATCTGTACCTTGATCCACGACTATGTTAGCTTTAGCACCCATCTTAACACCTTTGTTTTGTACTATTTATAATATGAGTACTATAAGTAATCTGCTATATTCTCTTCTCTCCAAGCAAAATAACCATCTGGTTCAGTTATTTTTCTGTATACAAAATATGATAATTCAAATCCTGCTCTTTCTTTTCTAAATTGTGTAGCAGTTTCTTTCGCTTTATCTATACCATCTACTGCAAAAGAATCACCATTATAATTCGTAACCATAAAAGTATCTTCATCATCAGCGTCTTTCATACTTTTATTCATTATAACACCACCATATTGATCAAAGTCAACAGGTTCTACGTCTTGAGAAATTAATGGATCTCCTAGCCATTCTTCAATCAATTCTGCAATTCTAGCTTTTACTTCTTCTACAGTTTTATTTTCTAAATCTTCTCTTTTACCTAGTTCTCCATAACCACCTACAGTTATGTACCAATCATTTGTTTCAGTATAATTGTTCCAAAATGTCACAGCTTTTAGAGGTGCTGGTTTTGTTTTATCAAGAATCCATTCAAGATAATCATAAGGCTTTACATATTTACCATCAACAAATCCATCACCTTCTGTGATAACAGTTTCCATACCTTGTTTAACTTGTGTTACAAAAGAACTTGGTAAGTTTTTAACTTTATCTATTTCTTCTTCAGTCCAACCTTCATTTTTCATACGTTCATAGATACTATCAAAATCAGGATAAACTTTATCAAATTCAGGTATGATATCTGTGCCTATACATCTCCATGCCCACAAATACAAAGACATTTCTACAGTCTCTTTGTAAGCATCTCCATACTTATTGTATAATCTATTTACACCAAGAGCAGTACCTGCTTCAATTAATTCTTTTGTATTTTGATTTGCTGTTCTTTGTCCTTCTTCTTTGTCGGGATCACAACCTTGCATATTTAATAAATTTGAAATATCATTATTCATATACATTACGAAACTCCTATCCTGCTATCGATCCATGAAATCTTCTATTATTATGTGAGATACTTCTTCCGTTTCGATGTACGGCTCTACCACCGCCACCACCATTACCTCCTCCGGCACCTCCACCAGAAGCACCCCAACCACCGCCTCCTCCACCTTCGGCAGTTCCAGCTCCACCACCTCCACCAGTAGCACGTCCTCCAGAGCCTCCAGGATTTGCAAAACCAGGATTACTACCGCCAGAGCCTCCATTACCAGGATATTGTCTACCACCTCCACCACCGGAGCCTGCTGTTGAAGTACTAGTATTACCACCTTTGTTTACATCTCGGCCCCAGCCGCCTCCTCCTCCACCAGCTGTACCACCACGTCCTCTAACAGCACTACCTTCAGCACTTCCTGCTTGTGAGTTTCTTATACCACCATCGGCACCTTTACCTCCTGCACTGTTACTACCAGCTCCACCATTAGTGTTAGCGTGATTAGCGGCGGCACGTCCTCCGTTACCACCTCCAGCACCTCCACCTCCACCAGCGGCGGCTCTGCCTCCAGTATCATCTCTGTATCTACCTGAACCTCCTCCACCTCCACCGGCAGAACAAGTTCCATTACTAAGATTATTCCATCGTGTTATATTTGTTTGAAGAAGAAGAGCATGTCCTCCACCTGCACCATTTCCACCAGAAGCGTGTCCTCCTCTTCCACCTTTACCCATAATGAAAGCGTAATTATCTACTTTTACTTCACTAGGAAAAGAACCTGTTCTCATTCCATAATTATTTGTTGCAGTTCCTATATGATATCCAGAATTGAGTGTTATACGAACTGGATTAGTTCCATCATAACCGTGAGAGTCTGCTAAGGATCTAAGATTTGAATTTGTACGATTACCACCACTAATAGTTACTTCTCTGTAATCTAAGGCACCATGAAAGTCGCTTAGTGATATTTGTCCTGAATTAGGAATACTTCCTCCTACAAGATCTTCATTAATGATAGATCCGTTTCTGTAGTATTCACTAAATTTTATTCCTGCACCTCCTGTTCCACCTGTAGGTGAAAACTCATCTTGTACATTTTTGATTGATATTGTGCCTGAACCTGGAAGTGCCATTTATTTACCTTTCAGTTCTTCTACCTCTTTCTTCAGTTCTTTTACAGCTTCAATGAGAACTGCACAAAGCTTACCATAATCTACAGACTTTGTTTGCATTTCATCATTTGCTGTAAGAACTATTTGAGGTAGTATTTCTTCTACTTCTTGTGCGATAACACCTATTTTTTCTTTACCAGTCTCTTTGTGTGTATAATTTACACCACGTAGATTGTCTACTTTATCTAATGCATTTTCTATAGTTGATACATTTTCTTTTAATCTAGCATCTGAGAAAGCTGTGACATCATTATTAAATGTGGCGGCACCAGCTTCCGACATATCAAGAGTAAGAGCGTTGAAGAAAGTTCCTCCGTCATTACCTTGAAAGAATATGTCTTCATCTTGTACTATTGATCTTATTACTAAATCACTATCTGTTACGTTACGGAAAAATCTAGCATATTCAGTACCACCATCTGATAGTTTCACAATACCACTATCACTATCTAAATCTATATCTCCAACAACATCTACTGTAAGATTACCAGAACCAACTGCTAAAACATTACCATCTAGTGCTATGTTATCTATTGTCAAAGCACCCATAGTGTAAGACGCAGTGTTATCTATGGCGGCGTTACCCACAGCGTTTGCAGTTATCTTGTTTGTTGTTACAGCACCAGTAGCTAGTTTATCAGAAGTTACAGCACCATCTACTATTTTTATAGTACTTACTGAATCTGTTTTTAATTTATTGACTGAGATTTGAGCGTTACCAATATCACCTTCAGCTACTAAGATACCTCCTGAAGGAAATCTTAGTTCACCAAAAACACTTGCATCAGCTCCAGTTAAACTTGCGATTGAACCTGCATTAGGATCTCCACTTGATGGAGAACCATCAGTACTCCATCTCAAGTCTATGTTTACTCCACTATGCCATTGTGTAGCAGTACTTGCTTTACCATGAAATGTATTTTCGCCAGCACCTGAGCCTGTCTTTGTTATGATATTTTGGTTATCTGTATTCTTAAATACATCACCAAGAAAGTTTGTTCCTGCGGATACTACTTGTGAAGTCAAAGTTCCTGTAGAAGGTTTATATTTTAAATTAGAATCTTCTTTTATATCTTGTACATTTGGTGTTGAAGTACTAGAAACAAATGTTAAGAATTGATCGGCAGTAGATGTGCCATCAGAAACTGTTTTTACTTTTACATCGATATTACCTGTACCATCAAATGATGCACCACCTATATTTCTTGCTGTTGCTAAAGCTGTTGCAGTGGCGGCGTTACCTGATGTGTCTTGATTACCTGTTGCGTTAACACCAGGAAGATTGATGTTTGCACTACCATTGAAACTTACACCACCTATAGTTCTTGCAGTCTCAAGTGTAGTAGCAGTATCTGCATTACCCGTTACATCACCAGTTAAACCAGCGTTAAAGTTTTGAATAGTCGCACCATTAAAGTTAACAGTGCCTGTAAATGCACTTGTACCAGATGATGAAATATTTCCTGTTACATTACCAGCAACATCACCAGTTAAATTACCAGTAACATTACCTTCTACACTTGCTACAAGAGTACCAGCAGTTCCTGATATTACTGATGAAGTATCTGTAGCATCTGGTATCATTAAGAATTTACCTGTACTATCATCATAACCCATGAAGGCTTTCTTTGCACCTGAGTTATTGTACTTCATGATGATACCACGATCTAGATTATCATCTGAACTAGATTCACCAAGTTCAAATATTGGATCTGCTATCGACACTGTTGTTGAATTGACTGTGGTTGTTGTACCAGAGACTGTTAAATCGCCTGTGATAGCTACATCTCTTGTAACTGTTAAGTCTCTACCAATTGTCACATCTTGTGGTAATCCTACTGTTACTGTACCGTTGTTACGAGCTACATCTACTTCATTTGAAGTACCAGCTACTGATAGTACAGCACCTGTTGAAGCATTTTTAAGTGTTACAGCACCTGAACTTACAGCAAAATCTCCAGCATCGAATGATGCGACACCTCGTACACTATCTGTTGCTGGTGCAACTACTAAATCATGTGTTTTACCATCACCTGTGCTAACTCTTACATTATTGTTCGCACTTGTGTAAGCAACGCTTGAGATACCAGCTACAGCTACTTGAGAGGCGGCTGTTACACGTCCTTTAGCATTTACTGTCAAGACTGGAACTTGTGTTGCAGAACCATAAGTTGTTGCAGTAAGTCCTGAGATTGTAGCCATCTCATTTGTTCCGATAGAACCAGCACCTACTGTAGCGGCAAATGTAGAACCATCTGCTGTCGTAATTGTAAATGTTTTTCCACTAGTACCGTTACCAACTGCGAAACCTGTAACACCAGCGACTGTGGCTGTCGTGGCGGCAGTTATTTGTCCTTTATTATTAAATGTAATAACTGGTACGGCTGATGCTGAACCTACACTAGCACCCGAAACAGTTGAGACTAACATATCAGATGTTATAACACCATTACCAATTGTTCCTGATGCATTCAATTCACCATTTGTATCGAATAAAACCGTACCACCATCTCTTGTTATAGCACCATCAAAGTCAACATTACCAGCAAAGTTTGATGTACCAGATATTGCTAGAGAACCACCAGATATTTCTCCTGTTACGCCTGCATCTCCACCTACACTTAAAGCATCAGTTACAGCTAAATCATCTTTTATGTCTATGTCATTTACATGTAGTTTTTCCCATGGCGCACTTGAACTTCCTAATTCTCTTGTACCTTGTGGAATAATATTTGACTTTACAA